GAAGCCCACTTGGTCTCCTGGCTAGGCTTTTCAACAAAATATTGAAAGAGGGAGTTCCATCCATCACTCTGGGCCTTGACCAATTTGGTCTTGACCTTCAAAGTCCAGTACTCCCAAAAGTGGAGGTGGAGATTCCACCTTCTCTTGGCGGCTTTTAGGCCGGACGAATACGTGAACAGAGTAGTAGATGGACCTGGAAGATGAGATATTGGCAGACACAGAGCGTGTTCTGCTGGAATCTGACTCTCGACCCAGTTACCTAGGTTTATGAGTCCCTGCCTGTAACAGTCGTTTGATACGTCTATTGCAGACTGGACATTTCCAGGGCTTACCACTTCATCAATGCTAGCGAGGTATACCGGCGTGACGTCGGTGCCCTTAAAAGCATCCATACCGCAAGACTCGGCGAATCTACCCGAATAGTGCGACTTGCCCCCATTTACTTTGAGCTGGCAAAGCTCAAGGAGGGATGATAGAGCAGGTAGCGCGGATGACGGCAAAATGATATCGTCGCCATACACACGAACCAACATGAGTGCCTCCTTCACGGAGGTTCTCAATGCGCGATCTGACGATGCGCGCATCCTAGGAGTCGACCATATAACAGCTGCTGTTGCCAGCAAGGTGTATACGATGCACTGAACTGGAAAGACCGTAGCATTGCCCTGTGGTGCATACTTATGCAGCAAGGCATGTGTTTTGGTCCTCGGATCTACAATGTAGTAGCTCCGGGATGAAGCAAGCATTTCGAGAAGCAATGGTGCTTTCCGGAATACCCGTTCCACAGTCCAACACGTCAACCTATCTGAGGCTGAACTCAAGTCGACAGTAGCGATACTGTCATCTAGAGAAGCCCGCAGAGCCTCACGCTGTGAAAAGCGTTGGTCCCTAATGTCAATCGACATCGACAAAGGGGAGGAATCAATTTGCTTACGGAGCCACTTTCTTATGGCACCTTGGACGAATTGATTGGCGGTCGGCTCAGACGCAATTAAGCGTGGCTTTTCCTGGATTTTATTTACCGGGATTAGCCTAGCTGGGAGCGTCCGCAGTGTTCCTGGATTTCCTTGTAGTAACCAGCCATCGTAGTCATTGACTCGAAGGTTGGCACTTGCATGGACATCACGAGGAAATACTCGTTCGAGCTGTTGACACCAAGTCGGGAAGACATACTTGTCCACCCCGCGCTTAGCATCAGCCACTGCTCCAGGTCCGTGGTTCCCAACAAGGGAGTCCGGATCGACATGGTCGAAGCCTCGCACAATCGTATCGGCAACCCGCTGAGCGAGCTGGGTAAGACTGTACGAAACGCCATCGCGGCCGAAGAGGTCGCGCTGGTCCAAATCTTTCGGACTTGCGTCTCCAAGGCTGACACATCCATCAAATTCGATAGAGTGCCAGCTGTCAGAACACTTCCGCAAAGAAGCATCAAGACTAAAGAACGCATGTATCTCATCGTTGATCCTTTCAACTGAACAAGGAATTTGAATTTTCTTGAACAGGAGCAAGGTCTGGCGTATGGCCGTGATGGCTGTAACGTCAGCATCTTCGAGGAGATTTCCCAAGTAGTCGAATACTCTTACCCACGCGGAGTGCAAGAATGCCGGTCTGCCATCCCTCGAACCGAGGAGTTGGTAGTCCGCCAGATCCATTACGCCACGGGAAAGTGCCTTG